AAGATGAAATACCCAGACAACTGGCAACAAAAGGTTATGAATGCACCAGTAAAATATTTTGCAGGCGTACATGCAAATGCATGGGATCAAAAATTTTTAAATCAAAAAGTAAAATCTTGGAACAGAAGTTCTAAAGGATACACATGCACACAGAGTCCATTAAGTGAGCATTGTAAAAAAGGGATTTGTGTAAAGAAAAAGTTTGGAGTCTTGGCAGGATCTAAAGGTGCATACCCTGTACTAACAAATCTTAAAAAGATAGATCTTGATCCAGAACCAGAGTATGAGTTTGATGTAACAAAACCAGATGGTATCGGCACAGCTACGGTGCATTGTAGATCTGTAGAACATCTTAACGATCAACGTAAAAGAAGAAATGCAATATCAAAAGCTGCAGGATTCCCACCACCGTTAATCAAAGGTGACGAAGAACAGATAGTATTAGAAGCTTTGTACTCTACACAAAAAGTTGTGCATCCACCCATAGGTACATCACCAAAAGAAAAACTACACGACGTATTACATGCTAAGATAAATGGACCAAGAGCTACAAGCGATGCAGCATTTAAAACTGGATCAGTATTAATAGAAAACGATATTGCATTTTTTAAGTTTGATAAATTTTTTGACAAATTAAAATCAAAAGATTGGAAGTATAACGAAGGTAAGACAGGTCGTATGATGCAGGTTACATATAAAGATTGTGAAATAGAATTTTTAGAACAAAAAAGATATCCATCGAAAAAAGAAGGTGAGTATTATTCTTCTACAAAAAATATAATTAAAATTAATATTAAGTCGTTTGAAGAAGTACCAATACACCATACAAAAATAAAACATAGAACGGAGATCATGTAATGAGATTTACATCTACAGATAATGGTCCTGCAGTTTATGTTAGATTTAAAAACAAAGACTATACTGTACCAACTTATGTCGGAGAAACTAAAGAATGTTATGGAGGAAGACCCTTTAGAAAAAATGCAAGAGGTAGTAAATGGCAGGGAAGTATTAAATATAAGTCTGTTATTGTTATAAAATGTCCAGAGAATCGTTTAAAAACGAGAGAAGCCTACTTTGTGTTGCACCACTTTCCTATATATCAAAGAAAACAATTGTCTAGATATTTAAAAAAAGCATGGCATTTGGTAACACAAAAAAAATTAGCAGAAGTATTGAGACTAAATTTTGAAAAACAAAAAGAAAATTTTGATTATCCAAGCTGGGAAAATTTACAAAGTTGGATTAGTAGTATTGAGCATGCTGAAGACAAAGAAGAATTAAGAGCATTGATGCATGATTTTATGGTGTACTATTTATGATTAGTAGAAAATTATTCGGGCCTCCGGGAACGGGGAAGACAACTAAGTTATTAAAATATGTTAAAACATTTTTAAAACTAGGAACACCTATAGATAAAATAGGATATTTTGCATTTACAACTAAAGCAGCAAACGAAGCGATTGATAGAATGTTAGATTACCACACAGCATTTCAAAGAAAAGATTTAAAATATTTTAGAACACTACACTCTCTTGCTTTTACAAGACTTGGACTTAAAAAATCAGAGGTTATGCAGGACGAACACTACGAAGACATAGGTAGAAAATTAGGAATTGAAGTTACAGTATATTCAAACGGACAAGAGACTACGGGATTTGTAGATTCTAACAGTGAATATTTTAATTTAATAAATGCAGCTAGAATAAAAGAATCTAGTATTGAAGATGAGTACAATACAGATATGTATTCTCAAGATATGGATAAGAGATTATTACAAATTATTTCAGACGAAGTACAAAACTACAAAGACTCTTTTAAACTGGTAGATTTTACTGACATGATAGAAAGATTTAATGTGTCCGAATTGTGTCCTAAATTTGACGTAGCTTTTATAGATGAGGCTCAAGATTTATCACCAATACAGTGGAAAATGGTTGAAATCATTAAGAAAAATAGCAAATACGTTATATTAGCAGGCGATGATGATCAAGCTATTTATGGCTGGGCAGGTGCAGATGTAAAAAAATTTCAACAAGAAGTATCGAAGAAGGACATAATTTTGCCACAATCTTACAGAGTTCCCAAAGTTGTTCAAAATGTGGCTGACAAAATTTTAGATAGAATACCAGAAGATAGGAGAGTTAAAAAAACTTGGAAAGCAAGAGAAGAAGAGGGCAAGATACAATACATAATGGACCTGGATGGCCTGCCATTACATGATGGTGAGTGGCTTATACTAGCAAGATACAACGATAGACTGAACAAACTTATGCCAACATTAAAAGATATGGGTATCTACTATCAATACAAAGGTAGAAAGAGTTACAAGTCATCTTTATTTAGAAGCATTCTAAATTACACAAGATGGCAAAAAGGTGAACTACTATCTTTGTCAGAAGTAAAAGATATATTGGAATGCACAGGTATGAGTTTAAAACCAACAGAAGAAAAAATGTATGATCTTACAGAACTAACCTATGACAAAACTGTAAACTGGTTTGATGTATTTGTAGTAGATTATGAAGAATGTCTATACATACGTGAGATGTTAAGTTATGGAGAAAAATTATCAAAAGACGCTAGAGTAAAATTATCTACAATGCATGCAGCAAAAGGTGGAGAGGCAGAAAATGTATTATTAATTTTAGATAATACAAAAACTATTAGAGAGTCTGCAGAAAAAAACGAAGACAAGGCAGATGAAGAAAATAGAGTTTGGTATGTTGGTGTAACAAGAACGAAACAAAACTTATATATTATGGCAGCAAGGAAGGAGGACAGAGGTTATGACATCGAAAGTTTGGGATAAGCAGCACGGCGGGAGTCACTATCAAAAATATAAAATTCAACCTAGCAAGTTTGTAGTTGAGAATGAGTTGTTATATCCTGAAGGTTGTGCTATAAAATATATTATCAGACATCGTGATAAAGGAAAGAAGCAAGATATATTGAAAGCAATACACTTTTTAGAAATGATATTAGAACGAGATTATAATGAAAATTCCTAAGTTTGAAGCACAGACTGAATGGGTAAAACCTACAGAGTTTCCAGACCTACGTCAGGTTGACGAGATTGCAATTGACTTGGAAACAAAAGATCCTGATTTAATTAAAAAAGGATCTGGTTCTGTTATTGGTAATGGTGAAGTTATTGGTATTGCTGTCGCTACAAAACATTTCAAAGGATACTTTCCTATTGCACACGAAGGTGGTGGTAACATGGATAAGACTCGAGTCTTATCTTGGTTAAAAGATATACTAGATGCACCATCAACAAAAATTTTTCACAATGCAATGTATGATGTTTGTTGGCTACGTGCGATGGGTTTTAAAATCAATGGTGATATAGCGTGCACAATGATTGCTGCAGCTGTCACTGATGAGAACAGATTTCGTTATGATCTCAATAGTTTATCGTGGCACTACCTTGGTTATGGTAAGAACGAAGCAGCGCTAGCAGAAGCTGCATCTGAATGGGGCATAGATCCTAAATCAGAAATGTACAAACTTCCTGCTATGCATGCCGGTGCATATGCAGAACGTGATGCTGAAGTTACATTTGGTCTTTGGCAAGAAATGAAAAAAGAAATTATAAGTCAGGACCTTGAAGACATATTTGATTTAGAGTCTGATTTGTTTCATTGCTTGGTCGACATGAGATTCAAAGGCGTACGTGTAGATATAGAACGTGCACATCAAATGAAAAAAGAAATGAAGACAGCTGAACAAGAACTACTTCACAAAATAAAAAAAGAAACAAATATTGATACACAAATCTGGGCAGCAAGATCTATTGCAAATGTTTTTGATATGTTAAGATTAGAATATCCACGTACAGATAAAACACAGGCACCAAGTTTTACAAAAAATTTTTTACAAGAACACAAACACCCTGTTGTAAATATGATTGCGCAGGCAAGAGAGATTAACAAAGCACACACGACTTTTATAGATTCTATCTTACGTCACGAACACAAAGGTAGAATACATGCTGAGATAAATCAGCTTAGGTCACAAACCGGGGGCACGGTTACTGGTAGGTTCTCTTACCAGAATCCAAACCTACAACAAATACCTGCAAGAAATAAAGATCTTGGACCTAAGATAAGGTCGTTATTTATACCCGAGGAGGGCCATAGATGGGGTGTATTTGACTATTCTCAGCAAGAGCCTAGGTTGGTAGTGCATTATGCGTCTTTGTACAAATTACCTTCTGTATATGATGTTATAGATTCTTATAACAACGACTCTAGCGCAGACTTTCACCAGACTGTAGCAGATATGGCAGAGATACCTAGATCACAAGCTAAAACAATTAATCTTGGATTATTTTATGGTATGGGTAAAGCTAAACTTCAAGCAGAGCTAGGAGTAACAAAAGAAAAAGCTGCAGAATTATTTAATACGTATCACTCACGTGTACCATTTGTAAAACAATTGATGGAGAAAGCATCTAACAGAGCACAAGATCGTGGTCAGATAAGAACTCTGCTGGGTAGACTGTGCAGGTTTCATCTATGGGAACCTAATAGTTTTGGTATGCATAAAGCTATGACTCACGAAGATGCACTCAGGGAACATGGACCGGGGATCAGGAGAGCTTACACATACAAAGCATTAAATAAATTAATACAAGGATCAGCTGCAGACATGACTAAGAAAGCAATGTTAGAATTATACAAAGAAGGTATCATACCTCACATTCAAATACATGATGAATTAGATTTATCAATTGAAGATGACGCACAGGCTAAGAAAATT